GCCAAGTTGGATTAGGCAATGTGGAGAATAAAAGCAGTGCTACAATCCGTGGAGAATTAACCAAAGGTAATGTAACGACAGCCCTTGGTTATACACCGCCTACACAGGATACAAACACTTGGAGAGGAATCCAGAATAATTTAACTTCTGATGCGACGGATCAATCACTTAGTGCTGCACAAGGGAAAGCCTTAAATACAGGTTTAACAAGTCATACAGGAAATAAATCAAATCCACACGGAGTGACGAAAGCACAAGTTGGTCTTGGAAATGTAGAGAATAAATCAAGTGCAACGATCAGGAGTGAGATGACAAAAGATAATGTAACAACAGCCCTTGGATTTACGCCAGCAAATCAGACTGATATGACGAACGCACAGGACGCTATTACGCAGCTAAATTCTGATATAAGAAAAATAGAATTTGCACTATCTAATATAGATTCAAAATATAAATTTGTTGGAAATTGCTATAAGCAAAACAAAAGAGTATATATAAATGGTTATTTTCATTGCACTTCTCCTAATGTCGGAACAACCACTTGCTTTTTTGTTCCAGAAGGCTTTAGACCCAAAATAAAATGTGGATCAGCATGCTATACGGATGATGATGTCAATTTTAATAACATTGGAGCTGTCAAAGTTGATACCAACGGAGATATAACAATATATTTTCCTACAGTGTATTCAAATTGTGTATATGTATCTATGGTGTACGATATAAATTAATTTGATTTAAAGCATATAACTTCGCAAGGACATCCTTGATATGCAGAAGGAACTTCTATCAAATATAATTCTTTTCCATACAATGCCATACCTAATACATTGTATCGCCATTGATCATACTTTTTCACTCTTATAGCTACTGGCACCATGTTATCGGGCCAATTGACATGAATGATACCTTCTGAGTTATTAGGTGTGGTCATATTGCCTAAAAACTGTATTATGCTTTTTGTATCAGAATTTAGCTGCGGAGTTATGGATACACTCCGCAGCGTAATGGAATATAATTCACGTATAACAAACACACAAAGGAGAAAGTATTATGCGTGACAGAATTATAAGTAATGTGCTAATAAAAATGGGCAATAGGATCAAGAAAAAAGAATTGCAATTTCTTGAGAATGTGCTGGTAGAAGAGCTTCAAGATGTGCAGATCAAGAAAGAATGTACAGATGTTGTGAAATACAATGACACCTTGGGAAAGTTTAAGGATATGTTCTTAGCAGCACTGATCGTAGAAAACAAGTCAAATCGAACGATTGAGCAATATAATTTACACCTGACTCAGTTTACAGATTACTTTGTAGGTAAAGATATAAAGGCTATAGATGCAACGGATATTCGAAGCTTTTTATACGCATATAAGCAGAGTAGAGGTATATCGAATTTATCCTTGAATAATAAGCGATCAGCCATTTCCTCTTTTTTCTCGTGGCTAGCCGATGAAGAATACATCGATAAGGACCCAACAAGAAAAATAAAGAAAATTAAGGTAACAAAGAAAAAAAAGAAAGCGTTTACTGCTAATGAAATGGAGCGTATGCGTATAGCGTGTACAGACATAAGAGACCGGGCTCTTGTAGAAATGCTTGCATGTACAGGATGTCGTGTGTCGGAGCTAAGTAATATAAGTTTGAATGACGTAAATTTTTTGGGAAAGAAAGTACGAATTGTAGGGAAAGGAGATAAAGAGAGGACGGTATTCATTTCAGATACCGCTATGATTTATCTCAACAGATACTTAGAAACAAGGCAAGATAATAATGTTGCTCTGTTTACATCTAAGAGATTCCCTTATGATCGATTGCAAAAGGATGGAATTGAACGAGTAGTAAGAGACCTCGGAAGAATGTGCAATGTGTATGCCCATCCGCACAAATTTAGACGAACATTATGCACAAACCTCATAATGAGAGGGATGCCATTGCAGAATGTTGCGATATTAATGGGGCATGCCGACATTAATATGACAGCTGGAACTTATTATGATGCATCAGACCAAATGATAGAGTATGAATATATTCGTTATGCAGCTTAAAGAATAATAACAAATCTAATATATAAACTATTAAATCTGCTTAAAAGGGAAGGAGATTTTATTTTTATGCGAAAAAATATTATAAAAAACAGATCGCCATGCTAAACAGCTATGGTAACGATAAATAGAAAACTCAACAACACAACTAAATTCTGATAAAGAATACAAAACTTATTCTACTGATGGAATCAGCATAGAAATAAATAGCCAGTGTGCTATGTTTTATATCAGAAAAAGCAAAAGTTTGACAGGTGGAAATACAACTCAAACTTTATTAGATTTACCTAATGGTATCACTTTAAAAAATGAAGTTTTCGCTCCTTGCGAAATCATTGACGGAAGCTGGACTCCATACGGAAATACCGGCTACATAAACGCCAGAAACGGACAGATAAATGTGCGATGCAAAGACAGTACGTCTACCAGTATAGTCATTGCTATGTTTACAGTTCCTAGGTATTTTATACAATTTAGTTAAATTATATGAAATTTTATTTAATCCCAAAAACTCTTATGTATTTAACGCCATGATCAGCAGACAGTTTTACAGTTGTAGCAGTATCGCTTGCATATGTAAACGATACTGCAGATATCGTGCTGTCATTCGAACCATGAGCCACGAAGCTATAGGATTTTCCTATTTTTTCGAAGATAACCCTTGGAACAGTTACAATACTGCGAATATCATCATCACTAGCACCGAACGCAAACACAATAAATTTGTAATCACTTAGTTTTCGATCACCATAATGATTAATTGTTTGACTTGTTGTCGAAACAGATGTTCCTACTATGATTGTATCGTAATCAGAATTTAGTTGTGTTGTTGAGAAAAAAGGAAGGAGAAAAAATGGCAGTAAAAACAGTACAAGCGACTATTAACGGTCAAACATACACATTGACTCTTAACAGCTCGACTGGAAAATATGAAGCTACGGTAACAGCTCCGTCAAAGAGCTCGTACAATCAATCCGGACATTATTACGGAGTAACAGTTAAGGCAACTGATGAAGCAGGAAATACAACGACAAAAGATGCAACAGACAGTACGTTGGGATCATCTCTGCAATTAAAAGTAAAAGAAAAAGTTGCTCCTGTAATAGCGATTGTAAGTCCAACGTCTGGATCATATTCGGCAAATAACAAGCCTGTAATTACCTGGAAGGTAACTGATTCCGATTCTGGTGTTAATCCAGCGACAATCGGCATTACGATAGATAGCGGAACAAAAGTAACTGGAGATTCGATTACTAAGACTTCGATCACAGGCGGATACCAGTGTACATATACACCTACAACAGCGTTGTCAGATGGAAGCCATACGATCAAGTTGGATGCATCCGATTATGATGGCAACGCAGCAGCTACAAGCTCAACGTCATTTAAGGTAGATACAGTTCCACCTGTATTAACATTGTCCAGCCCAACGGACAAACTTGTTACAAATCAGTCTGCATGTACAGTAAAAGGTACAACCAACGATGCAACCTCAAGTCCTGTAACAGTTACAGTTAAGCTTAATTCTAAAGCAGCAGAAGCAGTCACGGTTGGAAGCGATGGAGGTTTCAGCAAGGTTCTTACTCTTGCAGCAGGTACAAACACAATTACAGTTGTCGCAAAAGATGGTGCTGGTAAGACAACTACAGTAACACGTACCGTTACGTTAGATACAGCGGCACCTGTGATCAAGAGTGTTACTTTAACACCGAACCCAGTCGATGCAGGAAAGACATTTATCATATCCGTTGAAGTAACGGACTAGGTTAGTTGTTATGGTAGTTCGACTAGAGGGAAACGTAAACGGAGAGTCAGTGATCTTAACTAGATCCGCTGACTCTTTAGATTTATGGGAGTCCGTTATACCAGCTACATTAAACGGAAGGTATGTAATCGGATTAACTGCATATGATGAGGCAGGGAATGTAAGTAGCTATTCTACATACATACTTACAGTAGATCTTAAAGCATTAAGAGTTTCACTGAAGCCTTTTGATTTGTATGCAACCTTGCACAACGAAAAATAAGAAGAAATAAAAGAGGAGGAGAACATGCAAAAAAAGAAAGTGATCATAATGCATCCGGGGGAATCCAGAACAGCAGTAATTACTATACATTCTATTAAAAATGAGAAATTTACAATTGAAAGTGCGGAGTATTCGCTAATATACATGAAAGACAAAGCTGAAGAAAGCACTGGAGTTTGTAATATTAAAGAACATGATATAGAAGCACTGATTTCTCCTCAAAAGCGTGGTACCTATACACTTGACATCAGATATGCAGTATTAGACGAAATCTTAATAGAGCATATAGAAGTGAAGGTGGTATGATGGCAGCAGAAATCATTGAAATTAAGTCTGTAAGCCTGTCTCCTAACCCAGTACAGACCGGTGGAAAAGTTAAGATCAGCGTAGGACTTGAAGCAAACGAAAGTGATGTTAATTGCTTCTATTGCATATTTTCTTCCGAATTAGAAACAAGTCAAGTAACAACGACAGCAACGGTGTAGCTGAGGAAGGAGACATATTTGGATGACGAATACATGAGTAGAAATGAACATAATGCATTTGCGAGTGATGTTGATCATGAGCAAACCCGACAAAACAAAAGAATTGAAGCGTTAGAAGTGACAGTAAGACAGATCAATGACCTTACATTGTCCGTTCAAAAGCTCGCTATCAACATGGAACATATGCTCGTTAATCAGACAGAACAAAGCAAGCGGCTTGAAGAGTTGGAAAACCGAGACGGAGAAAAATGGAGAAGTATTTCTATGTATGTCCTAACAGCAGTTGTCGGGGCAGTAATCGGATTCGTACTCAAACAAGCTGGACTATAAGAAGGAGAGATAAGATGAAAGAATTATTTGAACAGAATAAAGTGTTATTCCTGGCAGTGATCACAGCGTTGATCATTGTCTTTTTAGTTAAGAAACTGATCGACTATATCACAAAAAAAGGTCTGGAAGGGATCAGACTGGATGTATACAAGCTGTTTGTAGAAGCAGAGAAAACCTTCCGTGCATCCAAGCAAGGACAGCAGAAATTTGATTATGTAATACATATGGCCAGAGGACTTTTGCCCAAACCTATTCAATTATTTGTAAGCGAGAGCATGTTAAAAGAAGCTGTGCAACTGTGGTTTGACGGTATTAAAGATCTACTCGATGATGGTAAATTAAATAATTCAGTATACGATTTAGAAGATGTTGAGGAAGTCAGCAGAGAAGATAAGATCAATCATACGACAGAGTTAGATGACGGAACATGGACAAATTACGCAGAGACTCCGTTACCTGAAACTGACTTAGAAGATCCAGAGGAACAGGAACAGACAGAAGATAATCAGGCAGCAGCAGAACAGGAGGTGTAGACATATGAGAATCGCATTGACAGTAGGACACAGTTTGCTTAAAAATGGATCATATACATCCGCGAGTGGAGAAGATTGCGGAGGAGTAAATGAGTATAAGTACAATAAAAAGCTGATGAAAAAGGTAAAAAAATATCTGGAGAGTGACGGACACAGTGTTGATCTGTATATCTGCCCAGAGAAAGTATTTACCGCTGCATCACAGGAAAAATCATGGAAACTGACACGTTTAAATGCAAAGAACTATGATCTCGTCGTAGAAGGTCATTTGAATTGCTATAATGGAAAAGCACACGGAACAGAAGTATTATACGTTTCCGAAAATGGTAAGAGGTACGCAAAGAGAGTACAGAAGAAACTGGTATCCGCTGGATTTACAGATCGTGACGTGCAGAAGAGAACGAACCTGTACATGCTGAATGGCACAAAGGCAACAACGATCATGACAGAGAGCTTTTTCTGTGACTCCAAGTCCGATTATAAGATCGGTAAAAACGTTAATAAGATTGCTAAGCTGATCGCAGAGGGAATCTGTAATAAAAAGCTGGGAACAGCTACAAAGGTCAAAGAGGCCGTAAAAACGACAGTATCAAAAGTTGTTAATAAGACTGCATATGCTAAGGTTGTTACAAAGTCCGATCCACTGATGATCAGACAGAGTGCAAACGTATCATCTAAGATCATTGGTAAGATTCCGAAGAAATCTAAAGTTGAAGTATTGAAAAAAGGCAGCACTTGGACGAAAGTTAAGTACAAGAGTGTAACAGGGTATTCAGCTACAAGATACCTTAAATTTTAAATCGAACCAGGGAGAAATCCCTGGTCTTTTTTTATTATAAAAGGGGGGTATTATTCTGTTGAAAAAGAGTGTATTTTCTTGCAAAAAAACAAAAAACAAAAAATACCCCTTTTTCAACAGATGGATACATTAAAAAGCTTGATTTTATGCGGATTTCAAGGAATTTAAGATATCGGTTATGAACCGAAATACTGCAGTTATAGGTTCATGGCGGAGAAAATGAAGCACTTATTAAGCAACTGAACAGTTGGATTCCAACAAAATATCTTACTATTGTAAAATAAAAGCGATTGCCGATGGCATCATCACAGGGTAAAGAAAAATAATATTTCTATGTTACTAATTTGTTACTAAATATAGCATTTTAGAGGCAGTTTAGAAGTATTAAAACATTCAACAAATGGCTTAAATACGATGTTTTGGGCATTTGTTATTTGAAAATATTTATGGTATAATAATTTTGCAATGTTAGGAAATGGCTTAAAATGGTCATTTCCTAACATATGTGTTACTAATTTGTTACTT